GCCTTTGATATTACCGGCACTTGCTGAGTCAATTGCGAAATCATCTGTACACTTTAAAGAAGTTAAATTGGTTAATTTGTTGAAATTATTAACTGCTGTTGCGATTGGGTTTATTTTTGTGGTTTTATCTTTTGCAGTTGTGCAAATTTCTAAAGCTATGGAAAAAGTCAGTTTGATAGGAATGGTTTTGATACCATTTGTATTAGTTGCATTTGCAAAGGTAATATATGAAACATCACTAATTTTTAATCAAACTGTCGAGATACCTTATACAAAATTATTGAATATCCTAGTAATGGCAGCTGTTATTTCTGCCATCGGATTTGTTTTTGCAAAATTAACTGAAAAAGTTTTAAGTAAATTAAGTATAATTGAAGTTCTCAAGGGAGCTGCCATGCTTTTAATTATTGCAGGAACAATAACACTTGCATCTTGGATACTCAATCAAGGCACATATGAAAAATACCCTGATGTATTTTGGGCGGCTGGTGTTGGTCTTTCACTCGGAGTGTTTGGTCTAGCGACTGTTGCTTTGGGTGCGGTTGCCTTAACAGGAATTGGTCTTGCTGCATTTGCTATTGGTCTTCCAATGATTTTAACTCTTGCTGGAACAATCGTAGAAACATCTAAAATTTTAGCAGGAGGTAATTATCAAACTCCGGGATTGTTACAATGGGCAGTTGCGACTGCATTATTATATTCTACGTTTACTCCAATAGTTATTTTGCTTGGTGCAATCGGAACGGCTGGTAAAGTGATTGAATTTTTTGGAGGAGCTAATCCATTTGAAACAGCTAAGAAGATGATTGTTGATATCGCGAAAACAATTGTTGAAGTTTCATTTGAATTGAAAAAAGGTGATTATAAAGGTGGTCCGACTATGGAATGGGCAGGTGGAGTTGCGATAGCCTTAGGTGCGTTTTCTCCATTGTATGCCATGTTGGTAGCTAATAAAATAATGTCCATATTTGGTGGTGGTTTAGGACCCGAAGATTTTAACCAAGCAATAAGAACTGTTGTGGGTGGTATAATTTTTGCTGCTAAGGAGTTTGCAGGAACGACTGCTTTTCAAGGTGGTCCTAAAAAAGAATGGGCAGAAGGTGTGGGAGGAGCGATTGGTGCTTTTTCTCCATTATATGGAATACTTGTTAAAGGGGGAATAATGAAGGCATTTGGTATTGGTGGTGTTGGAATTGATGACTTCAACAATGCTATCAAAACTATTACACAGGGTATAATTTTCTCAGCTGGTCTATTCAACAAGAATAGTGCTGCTTTTGATTTAGAGAGAACACCCAAGAAAGAATGGGCTGAGAGAGTCGGTGCTGCAATTCAGGCTTTTATGCCGGCTTTGGACTTTGTTTCAAAGAATAGTGGTATATTCAAAGGTGATGGTTCAGCAAATTTAACAAAGGGATTAAATGCTACCACCAATGGTATTGTATATGCTGCTGTAACTCTCGGAATGGCTGATTATAGTAAAGTTATACCTGAAAGTTGGACAAAGGGTTTGGTTACTGCTGTTAATGGATATTTAGATTTGGTTACAAATGTGGTTTATCCTAAAAGAGAATGGTTATGGGATGCTCTTGAAAAATTCAAATGGGTTTCGGATAGCATACTATTTACTTCTAAAAGATTTAAAGAAATCAATGCTAATGTAACAAATTTCAATTCAGAATGGATAGGTGGATTTGACAAAGTTGTTAGAACTTATGTTGATTTACTTTCATATTATATTTACCCAAAGAGGAAGTGGATATACGATGCTATAGATAAATTAGGTTGGGTGACTTATGACATAAAAAATACTGCTGAAAGATTTTCATATATTTCGAAAATAACTTCGAATATTAAACCAGATTGGATGGCAAATGTCGATCAGAACGTAAGAATGTATGTAGATCTTGCTGATTATTTAAGTTCAACGGATACTGACTATTCTAAAGTTTCGACAGCTGTTTCAAATTTAGAAAAAATATCAAAAGGATATTCGGAGTTAGCCAAGGGTGTTAGTAAGTTAAGTGCGGAATTAGAAAAAATAGATATGGAAAAACTCACCGCACTAAGAAGTTTGACTGGTTCTATAATTCTAATGTCTTTGATGGACTCAGACCAATTCAAAGAAATGATGGATGCTCTTGAAGATAAGGCTAAGATATTTGTAGATGTCATCAACGAATTGGAGAGTAAGACTGAGAAAACGAAGCCTGGTAAAGAAGCAAAGCCGGGTATTGGTGTCAAAAGTGGTGGTGGTGAGGTCAAGAGACCAGAAAAAACAATGAGTGATTTATTCAGTGTGATGGAGGCTATTGATTTGAAAATGGGTGAATTAGTAAGTTCAAATGATAACTTATCTAAATATGTTGATGAAATAAGAAGTGATGATTTGAATCTGAAGAAGAAAAAATAAACTTTTTTTGATTGTGAAAATATAAATCACATGAAAAAGATTTCATTTTTTAAAAAAGTCTCACTATTTCGATTTTGGAGTAAAACTTTAAAGTCAAAAAAGACGGAATTACTGGAAAAGTTCAACACCAGAGTTGATACTTCAAGTCGTCTCTATACAGTCATAAACATTCCACCAAGTTTAATAGAAGAGCCCTATAATTTGAGGAAGTCGGATATTGATAATCTCGCCCGTAGTTTTATAACAGAATACTCTACTAAAATTTCTTCATATCTAAACTCTTTGGAGCTTTTAGAATTATATGACTATTACGAAATCAAGAAAGTTGATAAGTACAGTTATCTCGTAGTCTTTGGATTTTCTTTGTTTAAATCTCATATCTTTTTGAGAAATCTATATATCTGGATATTTTCACTTTCGACAATTTCTTTAATTGTTCTTTTATTTCTACTTTTCTAAACTTTTTATTTTTTTAAATTTATAATATAAAAAATTCTATTAATATGAGTAAATTCTATTTTTTATCAGAAGATACAATCGACACTTTCATGAAAGTTTATAACAAAAAAGCTTTCTCAATCAATGTGAATTTCGAGTTTGTGGGTTCTGAAACACAAAAATCACTTATCAAAATTTCCAAATTAGCAGATCAATTCTCATTCATTCTCAGTAAAGATGTTTTAGTTTCAATTAACGAAGATTTAATGAATGTGTTTGATGACGAATCAGTTGAAATCCTTATTGAGCAAGAAATTGATAAGATAACAACTAATATCGAAACTGGAAAAGTTCGTTTAGTTAAACCAGACTTAACAACTTTTTCAGGACTTATAAATAAATATGGTATTGAAAAAATTGCTAAGGCTAATAAAGTAGAAGAACTTTATTCTCAGCAAAAACAGGATCAAGAAGAAGGATTCATAATTTAAAAAAAAATTAAAAAAATGGATAAAAAAAATCAATTTGAAACAAGTGTAGTAAAACCAAGTCTTTCTTTCTTTGAAAAAGAACAAGAATACAGACTTATTGATTTCTCAACTGAAATGGCTTTGGATTCCAAAATCTTAGAAATTGAGAACTTCATGAGAAATAATCACGGAGAAGGAGAATCGGATGATGTAAAAGATAGTTTGTATGCTAGTGCAATTCAACTTTGGGATGAATACGCATCAATCCTTAGAAATTGCAAATATACTTTCTATCTTAACAAAAAACAATATCAGTTTCTAACAGACTTGATTATTGAGAAAATGGATTATGACGTTAATACAGTATTTTTCGCAATTGAATTAACTGATATGTTAGGAACTTGGAGAAACATTGGAACTAATAAAGATGAAAATTTCTTACAATCTTATCAGACCAATGCAACCGAAATCACTTATATTTATCACTTAATTTCTAAATATAAAGTAAAGGGATTGGGTCACGCTTCTTACCGTTTCGCTGAAGTTCTTAGAAGAATTGGTTCTATCTCTAAAGTAATCGGTTATTACGATACAACAGCTAAAAACCTTTCAAAAGAAATTCAAGATTGGGTATCTTGCTTTGAACCAGAAGAGTTCAGAAAATCAACTGAATCACAAACCGAATCGGTTTAATAAAAAAAATCCTCTCTTTATGAGAGGATTTCTATTTTATGGATAAATGATACTTGGTGTGTTGGAAAACTGACCGGATCTTCTATTAGTAGTTGTTGAGCCCTGTACTGTAACAACTGGTCCAGTAATCTGTGTAATTGGTGTAAACGGTTCAATTTTTTCACCTTCATAACCTGTGAATAGATCGTTCAAACCTCTTATTTCATAGTTTTTCTTTTGTGTGAATACTTGACCATATCCATTATCACTTGTGACTTCAATCACTATAAATGGATCTATATTTGAATCTATCGTAAAATTATATGAATTCAAATCGTTTCTCCATTCTCTGAGGGTTTGAACAGGTTCGAGTCCAATTTTTCTCCATTCGGTATTATCAACCCAACTCGCCAAAGAACCATTCGTCGTAATATCTTCTGGTGGTGTTAATAAATTTGATGAGGTTCCAGACTGTGAAAAAGATGATTGAGTCCCAATATATTGATAAATAAACTCATCGTATTTGACAAATTGACCCAAAAGATAATCCGTTTCTGTATTCCACTCTGGTGCGTTTTCATATCTCCTCGGATTTTTCAGCTTATTTCTACTAATCATCGATTCCCAAATATCATCGTAATAGAAAACTTTGTCTCCAACATTGTAAGTTGTGAATGGATTCCATTCTTTATAAGTCTTATAGGTTCTAATACAGATATCAAATGAATCAGGTAATTCCTCTTCAACCGCATAGTAAAAATCAACCACACAAGTATAGACTGTACTTCCACTATTTACTGGCATTAAATATGCTTCTGATAAAACAAAATCTATCGGTGTCATCGATTGTCTTATGTTCAATATTTTAACATCGTAGTTTCTGTGTGTTATTCCAGTTGTGTTGACCCAATCAGCCCTACCCGTTATATCTAATATTCTATGTGTAATAGGAATTACTTTTCTTTGTAACCAATATTTTAAACCCTGTAATTTTATAATTACCTCGTTTAGTGAATATTGTAAGACATTATTTCCTTCTTTGTCGGTGATTTTGAAAGTTAGATTGAATAAATTTGTTAACTCGAAATTACTATTTGGTAAAAGATGCTTAATGAAGTCATTTGATTTCCATCCGGCTACACTATTATCAAATATGTCTGGTATTTCAACTTTGAAAAGCTTGAAAAAATCCGGAGACGAAATATTCACATTTCTATAATATTCATATAACTCTAAATCATTATATCCAAAATAATTTATTGCGTTTATAATTGCTTTATATGAACCAACATAAGAAAAAATATCGTTTCTGACCATCAACATTTCCTTTCTTTTCTTGTTCATATATGTCCAATCTATGCCTTGCTCATTTATGTCATAAGGTTTGAAAATATAAACGTCATCTGGATCGATTAGATGTCCTGTATTTGATAGTTCAACTTTATATCTAACATCTTCTATTTCGGTTTGACCCGAAACTACGAATCTACCTATGGTTTTATCTAAAACCGATATTTTAACACTTAAATATGTTGTTATTCCACTTTTCGGATAATCCTGTATAATATTTCTTTCAGGTATCATCAAATCAATAAAGTCTACTTGGATTTCTCGAGAACTTATTCTTCTAATTTTGAATGTTCTACCGTTATTCTGTGATAGGAATTTAGTTCTGACATTTGTAATATCATTGATTGTTATTTGTATTATCTGACCAGGTTTCAATCCTCTTGGTGTGCCATTCAAATCATAAGTGAAAAGTGAGTTAGAGTTTACATTCAATTTTATTATTCCATAGAATTCACCGGATGTTGTTGTTGTGAACTCTATGTAGTCGTTATTTATTGAATTTGGTGTAATCGTGAATGAAATCTCTTCCCTTTTAATTAATAATAATGTTGATGTCAAGGTTCCTTCGTCATCACTTCTGAAACCCAAAAAAGTTTGTAGTGGTTCTGGTACAAATGTTAAATCAGTTTCAGAATCCACATGAACAAGTTCTGTTTCAATCTCGTCAAAAATAGTTTGTTGATATTCGGGCAAGGAAACTTTCGTGATATCCTTATTAGGATTCCTATTCAATGTGACTAACTCTAAAGGTTTAGTTCCTGTATAAGCATAAGATCCTGTTATAGGAAGTTGGTCTCCACTAAAATCAAAAAGAAACATTTGGGGATATTCATCAGTCTCCCATTTCCAAATATATTTTACGAATGGTTCATCATTATAATTCTCTCTTGGTTTTCTCAAATATTCCCTCGTATTCAACCATAAATCTGGATGTGGTGTGTAGTTAGAACCTAAAGTACCTAATTGATTGTTGAAATTGGTTGAGAATGTTGTCGACAACTGTTGATAGACTGAAGCAAGTACCACCGAGATTTCAACGAGAGTGTTTGTTCCTGGTTGAATACCAAACATGGAATTTCTTTCTGGATCGAAAACCATTTTCAATACTGGACTATTTACAGTCTGAGCTCTGACAACACTTGAATTCTGTTTGTCCAATATAAAAACAACTGGATTAGTTATCGATGGTAAATATGTATTCTCATCGTAATTACTCACAGCTAGATTGCCATAATTAGTTGTTGTGAATGAGTTGGTTAAAGTATTGGATAGTGTAATTTCTGATAGTTTCGTATTTTGTGAAACCACAACAACTCCTGAATTGTGGTTGTAAACTATACTTTTAAAACTTGATGTACCCGAAAAAACAGGAACAGTGATGTTATTATTGATATTTTTCAATCCAACTGAATCAAAATAATAAACCGATGAGTTTATAGAATCATAAAATAATTCTGGATTCAATCCTGTAATAGAGTAAGTTGCAAAAACTGTTCGACCAGATAAATCTATCCTCAATAAATTATTATCATCTTGACTTAGATAAATATCATTTTCACTTGGATTGTAAACTAATCCCTTTCCAAAACCAGACAGTGTTATTGTTTTTGACGGTGTTGATGTGAAATTACCGAAATACCAAATATCAACAACCTGTGTATTGTCATAAGTAACAAAGACATCACCATTCGAGTCACCAACTTCAATACTATTTGCGTCCGAACTTAATGTAATTGTGTAAACCAAATCATTGATAACTGGGTCGATGACATATAATACGTTCTTTGTTAAACAATACAAATAATTATTATAATTGTTCCATTTAAAAGACTTTGATGTTGCAGTGGATAGACCAGGTAAATTTATTGTCTTCAATAAAAGAGTAGAATTTGCATCAACTACACTAACAGAATCTCCTAAAACATACATTGCACCAGAAATCTGTAAATAAATTATATCTACTATATTTGAATTACCTGGTAGTGAATAGTTTAAAAATGAGTATGTATTTAGTGTTAAATTCGTTAAACTAAAAGATTGAGTAAACTGTTGTAAATTAAAATTACCACCAATCGAAGCAGTCGGAACAATTACCGGAACACAACCTGTTGCTCCAAACCCCGTACTAAAAGCAATTGTAACGTAGGGAGAAACATCACATCTTGGATCGGTAGTTCCCCAAAAAGGACCTTCGTAACTTAGTACCAAATGATACGGACCCAAATATAAGATATTATATTCTTGATTATTAAGTGGATAAGATGTGTTGTTAATCGTTACAATTTGACCTGTTGCGAATGGATTATCCTCAAATGAAGAAGTGCCACCATCTGGTAAAATAATTGCATTTGATGTCATTAGAGCTCCAAATTTACCCAACAACTTTCTTTCTATTCTAAATAAATCTATACCAGGTAGGCTTGACTTACCGACACTTACGACATAATCAACTCTTTGATTTTGTCTTTTGACCCTAAATTCTAATTTTTGGTTTGTATTTACTACATAAATTCCCCAGTCATCTAATTCTGTTGCATATTCGTTAGTCCAATTTTCTAAAGCTTCAACTATATTTGCTGTTCCACCTATCACATTTACAGTTTGACCATAACTTCTACCATTGATTGTTAGATTGAGATAGTTAGACATATCAAAGAAAATTACATCGGAGTGTTGGATATAATAATCTGCTGTTGTTCCTACTTTTACTTCGAATTGAAGTGGAACGTTTGGATATTCAGTTGTTAGATTTATCGAGTTATAATAAATTGAACTCGCTCCTCCGATATATTGTAATGTTGCAAATATACCTAGTGAAACAAGTCTTGTGTAATGTTCGGATAACCAATTTCTAAGAGTTCTATCGATGGTTCTTGGTAAATCAACTGATAAACCAACATAAATAAAGTCTATTTGCTCTTCGTACTCTTGTCCATTTATTCTTATTTTCAAACCATATTCATCCAAATCCGTAAATACTATGTTATAACTGAAATTCTCACAAATATCTTCATTGACTTCTGGTTTCAATTCTTCTAATACACCGACATTTTGTTCATATATTATCCTTGAAGTCCCAGAACTGGTTGTTCCAAAATTGGTGACTGAAGACTGCGTAAAAAGATAATAGTTAACAATTGCATAAGGACTTGGATAAACCAGATCGGCATGTAGTATTGAGTTTTCTAAATACAAATCTACTTTGAAAAAATCCAAATCAGCTGCATAGGTTTCAACTGCTGATCCCATAGTTGTCAGAGCACTTTGGGTAAAATTTGTAATATAGTATAGTTTATTTGTCGTTAAATGGATTTCTGTTGAAAGGAAAGTTTCATTAATTAACTGTGAGTTTACAATAAGGTAAGTTGGCTCGCCCCAGTAATTTGTATCATCTGGACTTATAGAACCTGTTCCGAAAACACCGGTGTTATTATTTGCTGACCAAGTATATGCCTGAATACATTCGTAAATCCTATTTTCAAATATAACTTGTGACCCAGTAGCAAAATAAGTTGCATTTGAGATTCCTCTATAATTTGGAATTGGTTCAATTTTCACTGGATTCGGATTCAGTGTTGATTGTGCTAATACAATTTCAGTACCTGGTTTCAATGTTAAAGGTATGGTGTCACTGAAATTAATTCTATTAGCGACTATATCTAAGCCACCTGTGTAAGCAACGGGTAAATCAGTTTTTAGAATCAACTCTATTGCTAGATTCTGACTTTGAGTAAACTGATTCAAATTTAATTCATATCTTGAGTATGCTTTATCGTAAACATCGATATTGTTGATTGTATAGATACCATCATTTTTCTCTGTGTTTATAATATTGATTTTTCTACCATTGAAATATCTATCGTAAAAATCTGGTTCAGACCAATCACTTAATAAAGTATTTAATTGTTGATCCACATAATTATAGACACCTATCGAGTTGAGACCGCTTATTGTAATGTTTGCATAAGAACTTGTTAAAGCGAGTTGAGATCCATAAAGACTTATGAATCTTCTATTATCAACGGAAGTAATAATTAAGATTGCGTTCTTCTTTGTTTGTATAACTGTATAAGAAAGGTTTGAGGTACTGAATTCAAAAATTGGATTTTCAAAATAAACTTGGCTACCAATCGGAAATTTTTTCTCAAAATCTTTACCATAAACCCATTTCGAGAAGAAAGTTGGATCGGTGTTTACCGGTTCAATTTTAGTTACCTCTTCTCCAGAATAAGGACTACCTGTGTAATTGAATCTATATTCGTTGAAAAGTTGAAATTTTTGCAGTTTAAGTTCACCTGGATTTTCATACTCAAAAGCATCAATCCTTTCGAACATATATATACCTATGGTTTTGAAAGTATCGTTTCCATTTTCATGAAAAATCAAATCACCTTCCCATCTTTCGTCACCGGCTCTCCACCTAAAATTATAATTATCACCTTCTTTATTAAAGAATACTAATGATTGCATCTACGATTAAAAACTTTTAGTTATATATTAAAAATTTAGTTTACTTTCAGTATTTATTTTTAATATATAAGAATAATATAATTTTTTAGATATGAGAAGAATAGAATTGTTTGATGAGTTCACACCAATAAGTGAAAATTTAAAATATCACGTTGATAATAATATTTCTATTTCGGAGTGTATATTTAGACCCTATTCGAAGTCTTTCTATAATTTGATGTTAGAGGCTAGAGCACTCTGGGATAGTGGCAAAATTCATTTAAATGGTCTTGATGAAGAGTTATTTTCCGAAACTGATTTAGGTCGTTTTGCGATTTACGAAGGTCGTATGGTTCCTTTAGATTTACCAATGACTATTGAAGATGAGATAAATGAGGCTGAATATCATGGGAGAGAAGTTGAGTTAAATAAGCCGATGAGAAGTAAGGGACCGAAAAAATATAAAGTCTATGTTAAAAACCCAGAAACTGGTAGTGTTAATGTAGTCAACTTCGGTGATGTTAAAGGTGGTCTTACAACTAAAGCTGGAAATAAAAAAAGAGCAGCGTCATTTGCAAAAAGACATAAATGTGCCGAGAAAGTTGGTAAGCCTGGTGCTAAATTGACACCTGGATATTGGGCGTGTGTACTGCCTCGGTATGGACTACTTAAAGGTGTTTCGAGTAGATTCTGGTAGACAGAAAAAAAAAATTAAAAGAACCCCATGAAATATTTGAGTAGATTTCAAATATTTGAATCATCTAATAGTTCGTTTGTTAAAGATTTTCTAACAAATTTTGGTATGCTTATATCACTTAATTTTAGTCAAATAACTAAGATGGGTAAAGATACTAACTCAACAGATGGGCTTATTGAGATGATGAAACAACTTAGAAAACCAATAATAAATGGTAAAAACTATTGTGATTTCTTAAAAGATAATATAGATGGTGTTGTCGAAAATAAAAAATTACTTTCTGCTCTGCTAGATATAGTAAGACAATATTTAAATTTCATAGAACCAAGAGTTAAAATGTTTGTGAAAGATGAGGCAAAAAATAAAAAATTTTGGATAGAAAAAATTGATGGTTTAAAAAAAGATTATTTGGAAATAATAACATGATATTACCATTTATAGAAAAAAAAGAAGAAGATAATGTCTTCATCAGAACTTTCAGTTCGGATACTGAAGAAGAATCTTTATTGTGGCATCGCGATAAGGAGGATAGAATAATAGAATCTTTAGAAGAAACAGACTGGATGTTTCAATTAGATAATCAATTGCCACAAAAAATAGAAGGTCAAATATTTATACCAAAAGAAATTTACCACAGATTGATAAAAGGTAGTGGTGATTTAAAAATAAAATTAATTAAATTTTAAAATTTAATTTAATATATATTTATAAAAAAAAACAAGAGATATGCAAATCAAAAAATTTTTAAAAGAACAAATTGAGAATAAGGCTATTCAGCCTGCTAATTCTAAGGGATTAATGACACTCAAAACTTTACCAGATACAATTATTTCAACTTTGAATGAAAGAATCGGTGATGAATATACAGCATATTATTTTTACAGAAATGCGGCTAACTGGTGCAAAGATAAAAACTATAAAAAGGCTACACAATTTTTTGAATCTGAAGCAGCCGGTGAATTAGAACATTCTAAAGGTCTTCAAGATTATTTAACTCAGTGGAATACAATTCCAACAATTCCACAAGTAGAAACTACACAAGAATTTGAATCTTTGGTTGATATTATAAATAAAGCTTATGTTTTAGAATATAATTTATTGATGAAATATTCAAAAGACCAACAGTCATTTTTAGGTGTTCACCCTGCGACATTCAATTTTATTCAAAAATATGTTGATATACAAAACGGTGAAGTTTCTGAATATTCAGATTTTATAAATGCTTTGAATTTGATTGACTATACCGATAAGTTCCAAGTGTTATATTTTGAACAAAATTATTTCTAAAATTCATGAAATATATAAAACTATTTGAAAATTTTTTAGATGAATATCTTATTGAAGATAGAAGATATATTCATGGTGATTTAGAGACGCAGATTATAAACTTTGTACAAAAATATAAAGGTAGGGAAGATAAAATATTTGTTTCTTTTAGAAGTTCTGAGCATGTTACTATGATTAATAGGAAGAATACATTTGGTACACCTACTGGTATCTATACTTATCCTTGGAAAGGATATTTTGACAAAAGATATGAAGAAAGAATTAAAGGAAAAAAGGTAATCAATATTAATTTACTAGTACCATTTACTGGAAAAGAACCTGCAAAATATATTTACCTTTATAAAATAAAAGATGATGCTAAAATTATCAGTAATAGCACTAAGTATGAAGAACTTAGAAAATTTGCCGAAAAAATAGAGCCTTTCTATCCTAATAATATTTTTCTTTCTAAATATTTAAAAAGTGAAGATGATTATTTAAACTTTTCAAAAAATCCATTTTTGAAAGGCATTAAATGTCCAAATTGTGATATGGGAGAAGTTGTTTGTCATGATTGTGAAGGAGAGGGTTATTTTGAAGATGGTGAGGAATGTTATAATTGTTATGGAACTGGAAAAGATGAATGTTATCCATGTCATGGAACTGGGTATCAATCAGAGGTTTTTGAAGACGTTCCTGCTCATATATTTTGGGTGTTATTATATGATATAGTTGGGACTATTGGTGGCAATCTTCAATTAAAATTTACAAATTTATGTAATAAAATTGGTGTTGATGGTTTTGTAGATTATGGTTCTGGTTATATACATCCGAATGAAAAAATACAGGCAGTGCTTCTAAAGGGTAGATCGATAATAGAAGATTATGCGATTGTCTCAACTGATTCTGGAATGGATATAATATCTATATCTTCTAAAATCTTAGAGATGGATAAAGATGAATTCAAGGAATTGTTAGACTTGAAGATTTATGATAGAAAAACCGACAAATATAAGGATGATGTAGTTAATAATTTAATTAGGAATTTGAGAAAAGAAAATAAGTTAGAATTGCTTTTAATAAAACTAACGCAAGAAGAACTTAAAAACTATAGGCATATTTTTTCTTTCGTAGAAAATATAAAAAAGTTTTTGACCGAACCCGAACTAAATTTTTTACAAGAGTTAGAAAATAAAAATTAAAAATATAATGAAATATATCAAACTATTTGTAAATTTTTTTAGCATAATTGATTTTGGAAATCAATTATGGATAGAAACTAATGATTGGGAAAATTGGGATGAATTAGTTTGGAATGAACAACCAGAAGAACTAACCTAAATTGAAATTGTAATGATTTTGAATGAATTTTTAAATAAGAAATTCAAGATAGGTAAAATCAGTTTGAAAAAAAGACTATCTAATGACAAATTTAGATCTTGTCTTAGGATTGATAATGAAAATGATTCAACCATTTTCATTTACAAATTTAGAGATGATATGTGGATGATAGAAATATTTGAATTTATATTACAAGATGACAAAAAGTTTGTTTGTGATGGGACCGATGGATTATCTTTATGGCTTTCTGATTGGATAAAAAAATTAAGATAGAATTTTAAAAATAAAAATGAATAATATGAGATATATTAAATTATTTGAAAACTTTAATCAAACCTCAACTTGGGAGGCAAAATTAGAAGAAATTAGAAATGGACTACCAACCAACGAAAATATTGAATTCTCTTGGAAACTAGAAAGTTCATCAGTTGATGATACTAAACAAGGTTTTCTTTTTATAAGCTTATACAAAAATGGTTTACATTTGAATCTACAGTGGAATATTGATTTGGATTCATCTAAAATACAATTTATTGCCGAAGGGCAAGATTCTAAGGGAAATTCAGTATCCGAATTATCTTATAATACAGAGGTTGACAATATAGACCAGGCTTTAGAAATGGTTGAATCGGACATAGAAGATTGTCTATATGCTGATGAGGTAGAGTTTTACGAAGATGAAAGTGATATACTTGAAAGCTTAATACTTGAAAAAAATGTAGCAAAAAATCAATCTCTTTGGGCTTCCTGTAAAGCTTGGGCAAAAGAAAGATACGATGTTTGGCCTTCTGCTTATGCTTGTGGTGCAGCAGCCAAAAGATATAAAGCTAAAGGTGGTAAATGGAGAAAAGCTAAGAAGAGAAAAAAATCAAGAAAATAAACATGGTTAAAATTAAAAAGTTTGAAGAGTTTTGTTACGAAATCAACGAGAAGAAAAAGGCTAAAAAACCTTATGCAGACACCAAAGGTGGCTTGGACAAATGGTTTAAAGAAAAATGGGTAGATATATCCAAAACTAATCCTGATGGTTCTCATCCACCTTGTGGTAGAGATGATGCTAGTAAAGGTGGTTACCCTAAATGTAGAAAAGCAAAAGTCGCTGGTAAATGGTCTAAGAAAAGAAAAAAGGCGGCTGTTGCGAGAAAGAGGACAGCAGAAAAGAAAGGTGAAAAAGGTAGTGGTAGAAAACCAAACTATTCAAGATAGAATAAAAACCCATCTTAACCGATGGGTTTTTTAATAAATCTTTTTAGAGACTTCAATACAAGCCAAAATATCTCTCTCACAATAATCCTTAATGTCTTCTAATCTATCCTGCCAGTAAAACTTATGAACATCTGAACCGCTCATGAGTTCTTTTGGTGAGTCGATATCTAACTCATAAGCCATTTCATCAAATGATGGTGACCAAGCAAATTTTCCTTTCCAATCCTCAAACATATCTACAATTCTCTGTTCCCAGGGTTTTTTCCCATAAGGCAGAATGATATTAGCTGGCTTTATTCCATACTTATGTAATTTATGAAGTATCCAAGGAATGTCGAAATGTGAGATTCTAAACCCAGAAAGGTTGAAGTTTTTTGTTTCAATCTTTTTCAATAATTCATTAAAGTTTTCTACTATTTCCCTTTCCTCTTTACCATAAAAAGATTTTATCTGATAGTTACCAGAGTTAGCAATAAAACCAAAAGATATACAACAAATTTTACCAAATGCAGATATTATTCCAGCATTCTCAACATAAGCTTCATCTATATTGGAATATTTTTCATTCCAAGACATTTTAGAAAATTTTGATTGAAATAGTTTTGAACCCCTTTCATCTTCTAACTTGAAAATTTCATAGTCTGGGTAGGAACCACATGTCTCGATATCAAAAAAGAATAAATCCATTTTTTTAATTTTCTATGTTTTTAAAATTATGATTGTAAACATCTATTATTTTTTCAAACTCACCTAAAATACCTGACTTTATTTTATCTGAGTTATATTTTTGTGAATTGATGTATTCTTTTATTATTTCACCAAACTCAAGTTGAATACTTGGAATCACACCATTATTCAATTCTTCTTCGGTAATTTCATCTGTCACAGTTTTAACTTCTGCACTTTCTGTTACGATATCATCTAAATATTCAACTGAAGCAAAATTACCGGTTTCTAAAATCATCTCGAGCTTTCTTCTGAACTTTCTATTGTTTATTAGAAGAGAGTTTGAAATTTTCAAGTCTATGTAATCTCTTGTTGAAATTTTGTCAAGATTTAAAATATCCTCTTCATTTTTTACCCAAACTTTCATAAATTTCGGGGAAACATCATTCGGGATAAATTCTTCTGAGCCATCGATGGTATCTAATATATAAATGCCTTTTTGATTACCTAAATCATTTCTATCCATTTCAAATATAGATCCAACAAATGTAAAGTTCTTTGTTGATTGTCTTATATGTAAATGGCCAGAATAAACTTTTTTGAAATTGTTAAATTCTTCTATATCAATTTTATCATTATTTTTATGTGCAACGGAAGTTAAGTGCATTTTAGCACCATTTAAATCAGAATGGCAAAAAAGATAATGACAATCTTTATTTTGTTGTATATGTTTTATCTGTTCGGATTTTTTGTCAAAGTATGGCATCATCAAAATTTTCTTACCAAAAAACTCAACCTTCTTACAATGGTCATAAATAAAAACATTTGGAATCCATCTAAATGCTCTTATAGTATTTATTTCACTTGAACTTTTATGCCAACAATCGTGATTCCCGACTAAAATATGTAGTGGTGCAATTTTAGAAATCTTTTCTACTACATCCATTCCAAAATTAAGTAAATCTATGGGTATAACAGTCCTGTTGTCAAAAAGGTCACCTAATTGAACTATTATATCTTCTTTTGTAACATTTTTTTCAAGATAGGGTATTAAAAATTTATCGAAATATTCTATATGTGTTTTTTTCCAATTGTCATATTTATTTGGAAATCCAAGTCCGATGTGTACATCCCCTATTAAAAATATTTTTGACATAATCTTTTTTATTTTTATATCAAATGGGGAAAGATAAGTTAGAAAAAAATGACTTTTTGGATTAAATATATAGATAATAAGAAGATAAAAAATTTTTATATATAGTTTTATAATTGTAATCTTAAACAATTAAATAAAAAATAATATAACTTAGTTATGGCAGGAGGATTACCACATTTTTCCAATATTCTTGTTACAGGTCAACAGGCAGGTCCTGGTGCAGAACCACAGGAAGTTTTTTACACAAACCTTTTTGAGGTTACGATAAACTTACCAACTGCATTGCAACAATACAGTGGTCAACAATTATTGTTGATTCAACAAGCTACTAAGATGGGTTCAGCTTTAGGTCTTTCTGAAAAAATCGAGGTGAAAGAACAAAGATATAAAACTTCAACTAGAGCTTTTGCTTCAACACCGGCAAAAACACACATCGAGTTCAACATTGGTTTTAACGTGAATGTTAATACTAACTCTAATGTTGAGGTTTGGAACGTATTGAAAGCTTGGTACGACTTAGTTTATAACTTCAATAACGGTACAATGAATTATAAGAGAGACATGATCGGAACAGTTATTCTTGATATGCATGACAAAAGGGGTGTTGTTTTAAGAAGAATCACTTATAATAATGCTCAACTTTTATCTATCACCGGATGGACTGACCCAGATTGGAGTAGTTCTGAGATTCACTCACTACAAGCAGACTTCGTTGCAGATTATTGGACAGATGAATATATCGATGATGTCGATTCTACTAATGGTAGTATTCCAAATGGTGTTCTTCCTTATACAGTTTATCCTTAAAATATTAAAACCCAATCAAAAGATTGGGTTTTTTTTACTTCTTAAATTTACTTGCCATATTACTCATGTTATTCATATAAGATCCGGGATTGAAGTTTGGCATGCCCTTACCCTGTTCTTCTTCTTGTTTCTTCTTTTGCTTTTCCTCTTCTTCAGTTAATTGGTTAACTATTTTAATATTCTCTTCAAGTAACCAATAAGGCCAATCATCAATAGCCCATTCCTGTAAATGATAGTTTTTTTGCAAAAGAAGTTTATTCTTCAATAAACTGTTCAAATGCGTCATGAACAACGAAAAGAGCTGACGGTCCGTTGGGAAATATCATGTCGGTGTGCACCTCCAAATTACACACCTGACAATTCTTCTTCAATTTTTGTATTCCATAAGTCATTTTTTCAACAGCTGAATTCAAGAACTGAAATGAAATATCATCCAATTTCTCATATTCTGTTAATTTTGCTTTGATGCCATCAATTGTGATTGATGATCTATCAACTAATAAGAAAGGTATGATTTTCAAAAATGAAAGATTAGGCTTTCGTTTTTCATTGTTTTCTTTAATGATATATTCGGTGAAACTTTTTTGAAGTCCAATTGTGGGTGGTGCTAAATTGAAAGTTTTTCCATTCTTAATCGTGAATCTAAAAGAAAGTGTTGCCGGATCGAAGAATCTCTCAATCTTTTCAGGAGTTTCATAGTTTCTGAAATTAATTCTTTTAAGCTCCAAACTTACTTCTGTGCCACAAGAACAAGTCGAAGTTGTGTTTAGTGAACTACCCTGTTGGAATGTTAATTCTCTGATTAGAAAAATAAGATAAAATCTATCCGGATCTTTCAATTCCAAATAAGATCCAACTCTTCCGTCTACATACTTGATTCTTACACAAGAAGCCAACATATCATTCATCTTCTCAACGATGTCATAAAAATTATTATCATCAACCATTGAGTATGCTTGAATTTCTTTAACTTGTGCTGGTCTTACTTGAATAGTTGTACCCGGTGGATAAAATATTCCACAAGGAAATTCCTTTACATCAAAAGCGAAATATTGAAGATCAGACACTCTTGTGTTTTCAATTGTAACCTTGGGTTGTGCAAAAGATTGACTCTGTTGAGTGGTGTTTTTGCCCTCGATTCCTTCAAGATGTCTTCTCAGGTACTCCTCTTCCGATAAGTTTTGTTTATTTTCTGACATATTAATACGTTATTTTTATTTTTATATATAGACTATTCATATCTCCCCAATAGTCTTTGTAATATTATATTTAAAATAGATAGATATGTTTAAACATTTATTTTGTATATCCATTTTTCTTGACCACAAGAATATGTTCTATAATAACCTAATTCATGCAAAATCTCAGATTCGGATTTTGTCGAATCGTATCCTAATTTCACCAATCTTTTTTTATTGAAATTGAATCGATGTTTTCTAATTCCATCTACTATCCAAAAATAATTGGGTTTAGAGGTGGAAATTCTTTTAAATCCAAGTTTTTGATATAAATTTCCTTCAAAGATAGATATGTCCGAATAAGAAATGATTTCATTAATTGATTCAACATTTTTCAAAAAATAAGCAAACAATTTTGAAGCCGCTCCAATAACATTAAAGCCTTTTCTATTACAAAATCTTATCAACTCAAATTCTTTCTTGGAATTAGTATATCTCCAACCAAACGTCATCAAGCTAACTAATTCATCAGAATAATATAAACCAAATTTATATTTAGATGGACTAAATCCTTGTATGTGGTTTTCTTCCAAAAAATTAGAAGCATCAGATGGTGAAACTTCTTTCACCTGACACTTTCTTGCAAATATTTTATTCTCGGATAACCCCAATCTATTCAATATTATTGATTTTACTATATTTCTTTTCAGTTTCCAATCATCTTCCCAAATATGAATTAAATGAATTCCCTTTTCTCTACAAAGATTAGATTTATCTCTATGGTAGTATTTATCCAGATAAATCTCTGAATGCCAATAAACTCCATTCATTTCAATTGCTAGATTATAATCTGGTAAATAAATGTCTAATTCTTTACCACCCAGTACAGTTCTATCCTTTCTGATGTAAGAAATTGAAAGTGAATTTAGAAATTCTTGCATTTCTAATTCCATATTGGATTGACTCAAATCTATGTTTAAAAAATTTCGGATATTTTTACACTTTCTGACTCTATCTTTAAATTCGTCGGTTTTAGAATAATGATCCACTCCCCAATTTTTTTGTGAAGTTTGTTTGGTCTTTTCTAAAAAATCTGGTGTCTGTGAAAAATTATCCACTCCCCAGTTTTTTTGACTTGTCTCTCTAACTTTGACTTTGAATTCAGATGTTTGTGAGTATCTTTCTACACCAAATTTATCCAAAAAAGATTGAGTCGTTTTTTCCTTTATCTCTTCAATTTGTTGCGGATATTCTTTCCCCCACTTTTCTAAATATGTTGATTTTATTTTATCTTTACCCTCTTCTGATTGAAAAACATTATCCACTCGCCAATTTTTTTGACAAGTTTCTTTATATTTTTTCTTGAAATCTTCAGTTTTGGAATAATGTTCAACACCATAAGTTTCTAATAAACTAATTTTAAGTTTATTTTTAACCTCATCTGATTGCATTGGATTCTCAACGCCCCATTTTTCGACACAAGTTGCCTTCCTCTTTTCATGGCTACACTTCTGACAAAAATATTTTTCTTTTAGTCCCGATGTATATTCCCAGTAAAAACGAAATTGGTTAGGCTTTTCAGATAAGCAATTATCACATATAGATGTGATAATTGCTGTTGAACCAGGCATTAAATCTTGAATCTTTACCGATATTGTCTTTTTGAATTGTATGTCATATCCCCTTTCCTTAAAATGATTAAAATTAGTTCTATGACCCTTGATTAAAACTTCTTTTTCCTTTATCATATATTGTATATATATAAAAAAATTCAAAGGAAGTTATGCAAATCATATCGAATGTAAACCCATCCCATCATTTGAACTCTCAATGGAAATAAGGCGTATCTGATGTTCAGCATCACCCTTTTTCTTATATAGTTCGTTATATCCACGAGCCGTTCCCCTCTTGAATATTTCAGTGAAATAGGCGAAAGCATTATCGGATTTTTCATCATTAAAATTGTGCCAACCAGAAAACATGTCTAAAAGTCCAGTTTGGTAGCAATCTTTTCTATCGTCTTCGTTGTAGTAACGCATTTTTTTGATAGTTTTCTTGGCTAAAATTTCAAGCATAAGTTTTGCTTTAGGAGTAAGCTTACCAAGATGTTTACTTATAACTATTTCTGAAAATAGATCTTTATTTTGTAAGTACAAACCATTTAAGTTATTTTTTAAAAGATAAAAAAATTTATCATGAATCTTATATGTAACTACAACATGATTGTTTTATCAATCTATCCACTTTTTAATTCTTTCTAAACTTCCCACAAACTTCTTCTCTCCGTTATTTACTAATTCTTCCAGTTTATCTTTCAACTCAATTTTCAAATTTTTATCCATATTATAATAATATTCAAATAAATCTGTTGAAATTTCATCTCCTATCCAATCTACACCAAGTGCTTCTGCATCAATAGACATGAGTTTGCCTACACTTGTTTCTTTTAATATCACACCGAATTCATGAATAAAATATTTACCTTCTGTTTTACTCCAATCCAATAATCTTTTGTGTATATATTCTTCTGGTATGAATTCTCTCAGAAATTCAGAGCAAACTAAATTTTCAATTTCGGTGAAATTCGTTTCATCTAGTGCGGAAAATATTTCAGATGAATAACTTGCTTTATATCTACCTGTAATTGAAAGTGATTTAACAACTCTTACGGCATCATCAGCCAGAATAAAATCTTGGTAGTGATAACTAAATATAGAATCATTTACATTTATCCATTCCTCTCTAAATGATTCCCATTTAACTTTTCTTGATTCTTTCGGATAGAATCCGTGATTTTCTGGTCTTCCGATTTCTACTTGAATTGAATTATTCAGTTTAATCCAATCATTGAGTGGTCTCGACCAAACAGCATTATCTATTGGTAAGATTTCTTGGTAGAAATTAGAAAATTTACCATTCATATCATCAAATTCTCCATTGGTATCGGTTAAAATATAAGACTTCTTTTTAGCTTCTTTATCATTGTGTAGTGTACCCGATTCAACATCTAACCTTTTTAGTGTGTCCATATAAGGATATTTATCAAATTTGAAATTATTTAATTTTACACTTATCTGGGCTGTTATTTGTGTATCACCTAAAACAAATTTATCAAATTCGTGTTGTTTTGTATTTGACCTTCTGATATATCCGTTTTCATCTGACCATTTTTCGAAAAGTTTTTTGGTTGGTTCATCAATTGAATAAATTCTATCCATGAATTTATTTGTTCCATTTACTGTATTTTCTAAAGTCCATAAAAGAGCTCTTCCTATTAAACCTTCTGAATTTTTTAGAATCAGTAATTGACAAACATCTGGATTTTTTGTATAAATATCAAAATAATCTGAACATCTTGAGTATCTCATACAGGAATCACCTAACTCACCGATAGATTCTTTATAAGATTTTTCATTATACCAAGTTATTATATCGTCACCAGAAACAATTTCAAATTGAAATTTATTAATTGATGTACTTTTATATAAATTTACAAAATCTTCTATTTCTGTATCTGTGTATCTATTGGGAAATATTTTTCTGACTAATTTACCTATACTTGTGAAATTTCTTGACTTAGATTTCAAGTCAAATTCTTCTGAGTCCCAAAATTGGTCTATGTCACCTCTTGAAAGTTGTCCTGTGTTTAATTTATTTATTTTTAGGTCTATTAAACTATCGATTGTATTAGTGTCCCAAGACTTATATTTTGTAGAAAGTTTTGTAGAAAGTCCGTTTTTGATTGACTTTTCTACATTTTTCATTTGAGTGAATGATATAGAACCTGGTTCATCGGATAAACCGATAAATGTCATATCGGGTTTAACAAAATTTTTTTCTACTGAAAATAAATCTACTGCTATTTTACTTTTTGATGAGAGTTTTGCTAAAATTTTTCTAAATTCAGTCGAAAAATATAAATTCGATTCATTTAGAATTTCAAATTGTAGAAATTCATTGTATTTAAATAGCATGGAAATATTTTTTTAATTATATATTAAAGATTCAAAATCCACTTTTTATTACCACCATTATAAATTCTATGGTAACCCCATTCATTCATTATTTCTTCTTCGGTCTTATCTTTATCACCACCTAATTTGATTAACTTGTCTTTTCTCCAATTAAATCTATGTTCTCTTTTCCCGTTTATGTTGTACCAATATCCAGGATCTGATGTGTGTAAATATTGAAACCCTAACTTTTCATACATATTACCATTAGAAATAAGATTATCTGAAAATGTTTCTATTGAAGATGGAGTGTATTTTTCTATGAAATATTTCATAATTTTTGAAGCACCACCAACAACGCTGGTAAAATTCAGATTACAAAATCTTGTTAATTCCCAGACACCTTCTTTATTTCTAGTGCCTAAAGGTAATCTAAGTTTAGAAAAAGTCATTAGACAGACTAATTTGTTTTGGTAAAAAAGTCCGATTCGTATTGAAGATTTGCAGTCACCCTGAAAGTGATTTTGATTTAAGAATTCTTTTGAAGTTGTGTAATCAATTTCCCTAATTTGACATTTTCTTGCCCAAATTTTTTCTGATTTGCCTAATTTGTTTAATATAAATGATTCACAAATTTCTCTTTTCAATATCCAATCATCTTCCCAAATAGTTATTAGATTGATGTCAACTTCCTCTGCCTTTTTATGTTTTTGAAAATGATAGTCTTTTGGTCTTCTCAGAGAAGAGTGCCAATATAATCCATTAAATTCAAATCCCAATTTTGATTCTGGTAAGAATATATCAATTTCATGTGGATTTAATATTTTTCTGGAATTCTGAATTATTTCACCTCCATAATTTGATTCAATAAAATTAAATAATTGTGTTTCTTTGCCTGATATCGCTTTATTAATAGGATTACAAATTGTACAAATTTCTGTTTGATTTACATCTCTTTCATATAGATGAACTCTAAATATTTCAAATTCGTGATTATTGGGGCATTCAAGTTGAACTGACTTTTTATCTGGATAGATATCAATTAAATTATAATTTGGATAATTTAATAGTCTTTTTAAAATTATTTTTTTGAATAACTCATTTTTCGAATCTCTACTCGAGTCAACGGTTTTCTGATGGATTTCACTATTCATCCAAGGATGCTCACAACCATATCTTTCCAAATTAGTTTTTTTAAATGATTCTTTGTATTTATCTATGTTCTTTTTGAAACTCTCTACTCTCTTTTCACGAATCTGAATTGATTCTGATATGTTTTTAACACCCCAATTATTAAAAAGTGTTTCTGATGATTTTTTCTTGACTTCATCATTAGACAATGGTGAGTTACCTCCCCATTTTTGATAATTAGTTTGAATTATTTTTTTCTTAATAATATCTGACTGAGCCGGTGATTTGGTGCCGAATTTTTCTAAAGATTTTTTCTCTTTTATATCTTTTATTTTAGGATCGTTTGAAATACATTTAGTTGAACAATATTCTCTATATCCAAGAGTTGTATTTCTAAAATTTACCGGTTTATGACATAAATCATTTTTACAGGTTGGAACTTCGTTTAAACCATTCAGACAAATATATAATTTTTCTTTGAATGTGATATCTATAATTCCTCTCTCATTACAGTAATCGATAATATAGTTATATTCATCCAGAAAATTTTTAATAAGATAACTAACCTTTGACAACTTTCCCGATGGGTCCTCTTGTTTAAATATATCTAAGTTCATGACATATTGTGTTTTATTTATATATTAAAAACTCCTAAACTTGTTAAATAAAAAAACCAACAATCTTTCAATTGTTGGTTTTCTATTTTCAATATGTTTCAGATTAAGGATTTATGAAACCACCTGCTGAAATTGCTCCGGTTCTTAGGATTGTAATGTTATTTACAATTATACCCATAGATTTAATCGGTTCAACATAAGTGTCTAATACACCAATCTGATTATCAATTATCTCATTAGTATTGTTTTCTTCATCACACTTGTTGAAATAATTATATAAACCATTTTTATTTACATATTTCTCACAAATGATATCTGCTCTCAACTTGATTTCTGCTCTTACATCAGGTGTATTGAATCTCCATTGGAAATCTAACAACATTGCTGATAATTCTCTTTCAAGTTCAATAAGAACCTCTCTAACGTGTATGTAAGAAAGAGCTGATTTGTAAAGAGTTTGAGCTGTGTTTTCAGTTTCAATCACATAACCTCTATTACGTTTGAAAACGATTGGGTTCATTTGTGCCCCATTCAAATTCTCAATATCTTCAAGTGATAAGTTTTGTTCAATACCTGCGATATTAGTAATTCTACCATTTGTAACACCTGCAGCTACTGTCCAAGGAACGATTGAGCTAGCATTTGAATTTAATTTTCTCAAATATGTGTTTGCTACAAACATTGCTGGTGGTACCTCTGCTGGTCTTCCATTATCATTGACAATTAGATAAGGTAAGAAATAACCAACACTTGAAACACCTCTGCCATCACCGAATGAGTATAAGAAAGCTGGACTTGATTGTGGATCACCACCTTGTGCTATGAATGATGTTTGAACAACACCTTCTGAATTAACAAATGTTGGTGAAGTTGAATTCTTGAATGACTTCATTGAAGGCATATTAATGAATCCAAAACAATCTAATCTATCACCACAAAGATCAACTAATTGTTGTTTAGATCTTTCTGTTAGACCAAGACCAAATGAGTCTATAACATATCTGAAATCGATAGCTTCTTTGTTTGTTAATGCTTTTGCCAAAGTTGTTCCTTTAGCAATCAAATTAAGAATTGCTGTTTGTCTTGCTTCTGTTCCATCAGGCATTGAAGCTTCTCTCATTCTGAAACCTTTTAGTGAAATTCCTTTATATGTTGAAACATAATCTTCAATTGAAGTATATCTCATTGTTTGAAGGTCACCTCCGATATTATATTTCTCAATAGCTGCATCACAAGTGATTTCAACAAGTGTTGTGTCAGCTGCATATAATCTCTTAGAAAGGATTCTTGTTAGATTTCTTGGTTTTTCACCAGCGACTGGAGTTGTATCAACTTGAGCCTCTAAGAAATCACCAACTTTAACTTCTGTATATCTTGAACCTTTTACCAAAATCTTATTAGCAACTTGAGTATAACCTGCTGGTTGCTCGATTTCAATAGTTTGCTTATAGTTCAACTTATTCGACCAAACTTCGAATTGTGAATCATTTGTTGTGTCAATTGGTTCTGATGTAGCTAAAGATGAATCTGTGAAATTAACAAATAAATTTTCTGAAGAATTTAAATACATTTTTAAGTAATGTTTCTTATCAGCATCCCAAATGAATTTAACATCTGATAAATCCTCATTTACAACATCAACACCATCCGTTTTATATATCTCATAAGTTCCTGGAGCATAATAAGTAGCTGTAATAGGGTCTATCAAATCTGTAACCACCACTGGATTTGCTGATGTCAATTGTATTGATGTAAGGTTAAGTGTAGAACTTGGTACATAAATCTTCTTGGTGTCATCAACATCAGTTCCTGTTGTAACAATAACATAACTGAATGTTCCTTCATTTTGGAAAACAAGTCTGACTGGGCTTGTTGGGTCCAAAAGATTACCGTGGAAATAATCAGCTGTATTGATTTGTCCGTTATAGAAGTCTTGATAAAACTCTGAGTATTTAGCAACAACACCTGATGCTGTTGGAACACCAACTGTATTTTTAGTTTCTAAACCAACTTGTCCAAGAGTCAACTCATTGTCAATTTTATAGAATACTAAGTTACCTGCTAAAATATCTGATGGAGTTGCGGTTAATCCCAAAGAAAGTGTGAAACTCTTATTTGATGTCTGTGAAAGCGTTTGTGTTACAACACTAGAATTTTCCAAAGAAAACTTTTCTTGTGTGTTAAGGTCTCTAATCATGGTTCCTTTCAAAGCATCAACAGATTCGAAATAGTTGTACATTTTATTAAACAATCTCACTCTTCTATATTTTTCATAATTCTTAGAAGTTATGGAACCTGCTGTATCTGTAAATTCTAGTTTTATTGAACCAGTTGTTGGTTGAGTAATCGAATAATCAGTTCCTAAGACTAAAGGATTATATCCTACACCTACACCACCAGCAAAAGTATTACTCAAAGGTGTGCTTGTAATATTGGATGAACTACCGACAGTTAGATTGAATTGGAAAGAATCTCCATTTACAAGATCGAGTTGTCCTGGTGCTGATACAGTTAATGTTGCAGAAGAAGTCGCAAACGAGAACGTTCCAGAGAAAAGACCTGAAATACCATTTGAGATATCTGTAATGAATGTTCCTAAATCACCACTTGATGCTGTTACAGAAGATATTGTTGCACCATTATAAAGAACTACCATATTTGTGCTTGAAGCACTTGGTGAACCACTGAATGTGAATACAAGTGGAGAAGGATCTTCAGATGACTTGATTCCAACATCTACTATTGCAATACTGCTTGTTACGAAGTATCCACCAGCAACATTAAAACTGAAATAGTTCATGACTAAGTCTTCGGTTGAGGATGGACTCGGGAAAGTTCCTGTTACTGTACTGTGGGCTACCTCAATGTTACCTGTTGTTGAATTAAGATAAGCGACAGAATAATAACTTTGTGTTGTTGCACTTGTAGAATATTGTGATGAAGCAAAAGAGAACGTATATGTGTTTGCAACACCATCATTCACTAATACTTTGGTTCCATTTGTAATCAAATAAGCTTCTGATGAAGTCAAAGCACCTAAACTGGGTGCTGAAATATCATAACCGAACGTGATTGAAGTTGTTGTCCCAACGAATAAACCGGAGTTAAATTCAACACCATTGATATATTCTTCATGAAAATTTGCAGATCTGTCTTCACCACCCCAGAAACCTTGCATAAGTGTTGAAACAGAAGCTCCAAGTGCAAAAACATTCTGACCATCAGTTCCACCAGGAATATCTAACGGAGTTGCCTGATAACCTTTGAATTCAATTAGATTTGCATTATATGAAAGGAAATCAACACTTTGAATGCCTTGGTCTACTAAACCATCAGTTGTTACGAGGTTGTTACCGATAAGGTCAACCATCAAAGATGGATAATCCTTTTCAAACTTATCCATATTGAATGCGCAGAAAAGACCAGTTCTGTCAGTATCATTATTAACGATTGTTTCAATGAAGATATTTCTACCATTTAAATCTCTGAAGAAAGGAATAAGTGAAAGACCTTCATAATAAGCAAGAAGATTTACACCTCTGTCATTAACAAAGTCACTTAATTTTGTTTTATCGATACCAGTCGCTGTGAAATATTGAGACCATCTTGGATCTACACTTAGTTGTGAGTAATTTGTCCAATCACCACCAACTGCTACCAAGTCGATCATATATTCAGAAGCCCAATCCAATTGATTAACATATAATGGAACTTTTTCTGCTGATCCGTAAAAATCAAGAAGAGGTCTGTTATATCCAGTCAATCTTGTTTTGAATGCAAAAATAGTCACATATTTATCTGACATATTTGTGAAATGTAAAAGTCTGTCATCGTCACCAATATCATTAGATGCTAAATTTATGAATGATTCGGAATCCCTTTTCCAGAAACCTGTTGTGTCAAAAAATCTTCTATATGCACCTTCTCTGGTGATATCATTTGATTTATCACTTCTTGTAGAAAAAGATTTATATTCAATTTTATCAAGTGTGTCTGAAGTTGAAAGAAGATTCATCACATATACTTGATTTGATTCAAGTAGTTTTGCAACTGTTCTGTGAAGAAAAGATCCTTTTCTTTCAAGAGTTCTATCAAGTGGACCGAAAATTCTTTCTAAATCAGCAAGTGTTTGAACTAATACAGGTGTATTAACGGGACCTTTTTTAGAAAAACCTGCAACAAAAGTTGAAGTTCCAGTAACCGTTGGACTGGTTATTATGGAATTGTCGAATTCTTCTATAAAGATACCTGGGCGTTTGTATTTACCAATTTGAATTGCCATATTTTTTTAGATAATTTTTTATTTATTATATATATAAAAACCAAAAACCATATTTTTCTCATTTTTATGGTTTTGATTCTTGTGTGCTTTGAACTTTTTCGGCTTCTCTTTCATTTTTCACCTTTAAAATTCCCTTTTGAAGTTCTTTCTTCATTAAATTCAATTTATCTTTAGCTTCCTTATCAAGTTTTTTAACATCGATTCCTAATTGATCTATTTTTTTCTTTTTATTTTGTAGTTCTTCACTATCTTGCTCTATTTCTTTTTTTGATAGTTCTGCTGTATCGGGGTCTGTGTTAGCCGATTCCTCACCCATTTCTGTTTCTAATTTATCAATTTGTTTCTCTTGTTTTTGTATTTCTCTTTTTTTACTCGACAAGTTAGCCCATATTTCTATCAAAGGATTTGGGAAATTTATTCTACTTTTTTTACCGGTTTTTAAAGCGTCTAAAAAAGTTTTGATTTGAATTTGATCTTCTGGGTTTGAATTTATTTTTTTGAAAAAACTCAACAGTTTTGAATTTAAATCTTCCGAATCTTTTGCATTTTTATAAATAGTCTCAACTTCATTTTTAAATTTATTGAAATCATTTATGTCTTTCTCCATATCGTTCAATCTATTTACGGTTGAATCTTCTTCAGTCGTATCAGTTGGTTGTGGAATTATTTTTTCTAAAATAAAATCCTTATATTTTAATATTCTCATGTTACTTTTTTGCATATGAAGATAAAACATTGCTTAATACACTTATATCTCTTGGTAAAAGTTTTGGATTTTGAACTGGTAATTTCTCTACATTTATTTTATCCTTGTTTTTAACCAATATAGATATCGATTCTAAATCAAGTTCGATATCTGCGACTGTGTCCACTTTATTCGAACCAATCACTTTACCAACTTGTAATTTTGTTTTGTTTGTACCACGAAGTTTTATATTCTCACCTCTTGAGATTGCTGCCAGAAATACTTCTTTATTTGGGTCAAATGTCATTTTCTCATTTTCTTTGAATGATTTCAAATCATCTTTCTCACCATCCAAATAGGTTGAAATTATATTTTCTTTATTACCAGCTTCTGATTTATTATATTTAATCCAAACTTTTTCATCTTTGAATTCATAAACATAACCAATTAGATAAAGACCCTTTTTCTTTTCAAAATATTTAATTTTGAAAAAACAATTTTTGTATTTATTGAAAAATTCATAAGCGGTTTTTCCAAATTTACTATCTTCAAAATTTGGGTGACCAATCGGAAAAAACGAAACTTCACCTTCTTTACCATCTGCACCTTTACCTATGTATTTACTTTTTTTCTCTTCGCCTTTTTCGAGGATAGTATCATCTTTAATTACATCAACACCTCCAAACCATTCTTTCATGATTTTCTTTCTCGCTGCTCTAAATCCACCCTCTGGATTTATCATCTCGTTGATGAAATCAAATAAACTCCTACCAACTTTTATCTCTCTTCTTGTTTCTTCACCGCCCTTGCTATATCCTTTTTCACCACCAGTCTCACCAGAACCTTCCACTGCACCTTGATATACAAATTTTGCATTTTGTAAAATTTCCTTATACTTATTATCTTCCAACATATTAGTGACTTTATCTTCCCAAGCATTGAAAATCAGTCTAACTGCGTAAGGACCCTCACCTGGTGTTTGACCTTCTTGCCATTGACCACCTCTACTTTCACCTTTTCCGATATAAGTATATTCTCTAAATGTTTTGAGTGAAACCCTACCACCGGGTCTACCCGATGGAATATAGTCTGTTGCATAAAGTCTATATGCTCTTCCAAAAGCATTTACTATTTTCATGACATAATCTTTGTGCGTTGAATTTCTTTCAACATCAATATTGAATTCTTTTGACAAATAAGATTCGGATTCTTTATTTAGTTTATCAACTTCTTCCTGCTCTACAACATATTTATCAACATCACCTTTTTCGAAGGATTGATTCCAAGCATCTTTAACTCTATCATCACCTCCGCTTTTTTCATCTTCATCCAATTCATCTTCCAATTCCTCAAACATTCTGAATTTGTCATAGTCATGAATATTACCTAGTCTACTCTCATTTTTATTTTTGTCCTTGATGCTAACATTTACTTTACCTTTACTAACACCAATCTTTTCACCGGTTTTCTTCTCATATTCAACTAAGTCTGGATAAAGTTTTTTCAGATTTCCATATTCTTTTATGAAATTCTTGATGTGATCACCAGCCAAACCATATGAGCTTGCTAAGCCGACATCATCTTTGAATGCAAGTAATGTTCTCGCTAACAAAGAGATGTGTTTTGCAACAGTTAGTATTTCTAGTTTTTCTTTGATTAATTCAGTGAATGAAAATGGTTTTCCAATTGTTGCTTCATTTTTGATAACTTCTTTTCCAATTAAGATTAATTTAGAATTATCAAATTCTTCATATTTGAATTTTCTCTTTTCTGGATCAGGAACGACTGTGCTGGTTTTAATTATTTCTTTTAATTCAGCAGATAGTTCTTTTAGATTAACATCTTTTTGATTATAAACTTTCAAAACTTTTTTCCAAGCCGCAACTGCCTGCTTTTCATCTTTAGTTATCTTAGCAACATTTGTTCTACCAACTTGTGGACTTGTTGAATCAACAGGTAAACTTGCTTCAAATAGTCCAAAATAAAAGCTTTCGAAGTCTCTTTTTTCAGTTGGAAGCATTTCGTTCTCATAGAAATAATTTTCATTCTTCAAACTTGAGATTGATATAATTTTTCCAGATGTACTACCCGAACTAACTTCTTTTTCATTTTTCTTCGGAATCCACTTTAAGTTCCTATAGTTAGCAACAAAAGGTTTTGATATTTTTTTAAGTCTTATCCCTTTCAATATTTCTATATCTGTATCGAATTTTCCATTTCCACCGCAAACGTCACATTTTTTTTGTTCTTTTTCGTCACCTTCACACTTCAGACACTTTATTGGTAAAACAAAAACATTACCATCTTTCAAAACTCCAATAGATTTACTAAATTTACCATCTGGTCCAAGTTGAAGTTCTTTTTCTGTGGAAATTAATTTAACCAACATAGTTTGTTTATTTCCTGGGTTTGTGTACTCATAGTTTTCACCTGGTGTTAATTTATGCTTCCCCAACATATAAGTTTTTCCAGTTGATTCTCCTTCAATAACAACTCTTTTATTTGTTATTTGTTCTTCAAGTCCTATTATTGATTGGAAAAGTTTTTTAACAGATGTATAAAATTGAAATTGTATTCTTGTAGCTTCTTCCTCTTTGATTTCTTCCATTTCTTCCTCTTCAGTTTCAACTAGTTCGATATCCTCTTTGTCTTTTAAATCCTTTAGTAAATCTCTGAATTTTTCTAATTTTTTAATCAATTCATCTCTTTCTGGGAAATCTTCCGTTTCCATTTTTTTGACTTCATCAATTAACTCACCAACTAATCCTTCATCGCCAGTTCCAATCAAATTTGTAATTTTAGCAGCAACAGTTTCATCTGAAATCACCCAATTATAAATTTGAGTCAATAAAGCTTTAATTTTAATAACTGATGTTCTTTTTCTTAAATCATTTGGTAGAGCAGCAGATTCAACCAAACCATCCATAGCGGCTTGTAGTTCAGCAAAGGGTTTGTTTATTTGTGCGTACTTTGTGTAAATAGTAGCTTTTCTGATGATTGAATTGACAAGTCTTCCTAAAAGAGAACCACCCCAAGTTATATCATTAGTCACGGATGGAACTGACTCTAAAATCAATTTAGAACTTTGAAAATTATTTCTTAAATTTTCTTTACTAATTTGAACTTTCTTATTCAAAAAATCATTTCTATATTGTAAGTGACGCATTACTAATCTATATTTTTTCTTATATATTATTTTTATAACCTCAAAAATAAAAAAAATTATGAAAAGTTTTTCTTTTGAACTCTTTAAAATAGATTTGAGAATTATCAATACAGTTGATAACTGTAAAAGACTTCTAAAAGATAATGATATCACTGAAGATAAAGTCAGTGCTGAGAAACTATTCGCACTAAAAACAACTGTTGATATTATTTTCTTCGATAAAGTAACATTTTCAATTTTTGCATTCATAAGAAAAAGAGAAAAGCAAATTGAATTTGTCAAAGAGTTAAATGACGAATTGTTCGAGATTGAATCTATAAAATATGTTAAGATTGAACCAACAATTCAATCAGAAACTCTTAAATTAGACAACATCTTAGAGAAGATTTCTACTAAAGGTATGAATTCACTAACTCCGAGAGAAAGAGAATTTCTTGATTTACAGTCAAAAAAATAATTTAATAATTTATTAATTTTAGAATGCCCAAAAAATTTCAAAAAATGTGGAATTGAGATTTTTTGGATTTTTGTTTTTTGAATATATAAAATTATAAAATAGAATTCTGTAATATGCGTTTTTTAGAATTAAAATGGAATGATGAAATATTTACTAACGATAGTAAAATCAATAACATTCTCGAACAGGAAAACCTAACCTGGATACAAGAAGCAGAAATCGAGAATGCAAAAATCGAAATCAAGAAGAAAACATTGATATGGCATGATGGTTATTTTTTCGGAAATTGGCATTATGGCATTTTCAAAAATGGAGAATTTCACGGAAGATTTCAAAATGGAATTCTTGAAGGTGGAAATTTTCACGGAGAATTTATTAGTGGTGTGAACTTGATGACGGTATAAAAAATTACTTCAAAATTATGGGACCAAAACGTCAATCCAAATCCAACATTAAGTTGTTGAATCAAGATTTTGTTAAAATCACTAAATCGTCAGATGATTATCTATTCGAGATTGGTGATTCTTTGACATCAGATCCTGCAGAAGCAGTAGCTCTTATGATGAGAATTACTGATTTAGACGAAATGACTTGGAAAAAAGACTTCAAAATCAATCCCGAAAAAATTGAACCCAGAAAAGCTCTCTATTGGCTAACTGGTGGTGACTTGGAATGGATAACTCTCGAAAATTATCGAGTAAGTTGGAACAACTCGGAATTCATCTGGGAAGAAGAATTTGGTTTTATAATCAAATCGATTGTACAAAAATCAAAAAAATTAGAAGACATAAGAAGAGGATTTCTAAAATATCTGAACCTTCCAAGACTTTATGAATTCGCACTCGAAAAAAACTTTATACAATAAAAAATTTGACCCACCAAAAAATGGTGGGTTTTTTAATTTTAATATATACATTTAATAAATAAATTTTAAATATGTCTGAAGCACACTTCTACGATATAAGTACCTTAATTCAAATTGACCCTAGTGAAGCCTGGGTCGTTGATAAAAAGAATCCAAATGTTCCAATTATGAAAATATCTAAATCGGATATGAGACTTATGCAATCAGGAATTTGGAAAAATCAAGGAAATAAAATTGAATTCAACGGAAAAACATTCTGGATACCAACAGATATATACAACCAAATAAAAATCAAAACTAAAGTTGCAGGAGCAAACTTTGCTGAACTTGCAATATCTCTACAAGAATTTTTAAATCCGGAATTAATATCAAATAATAATTATAGATTAAGAATCGAAAATATTATAGAACTTAAAAATAAAGTAGAAGACATTTATATAATTTGTTCCAAATTAACAAAGAAATTGTGGGAGCCTTTCATCGAAAAACTTTTAGAAAAATTAGAAGAGGAAGGAATAAAAATAAAAAACTATTATTATATTTCGGACCATCCAATCCAATGGGAAAACGATGAAACCAAATTCAAAAAAATAAGACTATTAATTCAACATCTAACCGGATATAAGACCGATAATAAAAAGTTTACTGATGACAAAATCGACAGATATTCCAAAATTAGTTTTTTTGATACTGAACTCGACACACTGACCTTAGAATCAAAAATAAATCCACTTCTGAACTTTCTAATACAAAACTCACCAGATGGATTCAAGTCAATAATCAGGGAAGACTTGAAAGATTTCAAACCAAAACTAACAATTAATAGAATCAATGATAATCTATATAACCGACTTGATTCAGTTAATGTTATTTTAGAAGCTGGGAATATTATAAAAGCTTTTGAAAATTTTAAATATAGAAGACACTAATCTTTCTTATTTTTGAGATAACTATCGATCATATTGTTAAGATTTCTAGCATCAAATATTTTACCCTCTTCTTTATCCTCTTCCACCACATTCTTCTGATTCATGGTCTCTGATATTTCATTAAGACCCATATCCCTTCTAGTTTCTTTATAGAACTTTTCTAATTCTGAGCGTTGTGATTGAGAAAATTTTATATTATCACGGATTTGTGAAATAGATTGATTGATAACTTCGTGCATCCTAGCAGATGTATCACCATTATCAACTTGCCTTAACTGAGTTAAAAAATTCTTTTTAGTCATTTTTTGTAAAAAAATGGTGTCAGCATAAACTTGAGCATCTTCCTCCATTTTCTTTTTTATGTAAGGATGTTGAACTATTATAGGATTATCACCCAAATACATATCAACAAGTGTTCCTAAAACTTCCTTTCCTTGAGCCTTTGCTTCTTCTATATCAGCATCATAATCATACATAACTATTTCACCAAGATCCGGTAAGTCTTCACGCTTAGCTAAATATTTACTCACATCCAACTCTTTGTTCTCTTCCTGAATTCTTTGAAATTCGTTTTGCAAATCATTTATCTTTTCTTCTTTTTTACTCATAGAAGCCTTTTTTTACTATATATATGTAAAAAATTCAAGTTCCCTAAAAATGGCTAAGAAAACAGTAAACGAAGAAGAAGAAAGGAAAATTGTTTTTAGTACGAAACTTGTAGAAGACACCACCAACAAAATCAATGATGGTATAATTGTTAAAAGATATCAAAATCCCTGGTTTCAAAATGAAGTCGGTGTTAGAAGAGCGGGTCTAACATTCAGAATGACTGATGATGAAATTCAAGAATATATTAAGTGCAAATTAGATATAAGTTATTTTGCTGAAAAATATTGTCGAATCAAAACAGAAGATGGTTCTGTTAGAAACATTACTCTAAGAGATTATCAAAAAGAAATTCTAAATTTATATACAAAAAGTAGATTTTCAATACTTTGTTCTAGTAGACAGTCTGGAAAAACTATTAATGCTGCAATTGCTATGCTACATTTTATCACTTTCAATAATGATAAAAATATCATGATTGTCGCAAACATTGCTGGGACAACAATTGAAATTATTGATAAAATAAAAGGCATTTATAGTCAGTTACCATTTTTCTTGAAGACTGGTATAAAAAACTGGAACCAAAGATCGATGATTTTTGAAAATGGTTGTCGTATAAAATCAGCCGCAAGAAGTAAAACACCAGCAATCGGTTTTACTATTGACTTTCTTTATCTTGACGAGTTTGCACATATTCCTAGTAATATTATAGAACCTTATTATACCGCAGTATTTCCAACTGTATCGGCAATTGAAAATTCCAAAATTATCATTACCTCTACTCCAAACGGAATGAATTTATTCTATAAGTTATTGACAGATGCTGAAAGACCGGCTGGTGACCCACTTAAGAATAACTATAAAGCTATGAGAGTTTATTGGTATCAAGTTCCTGGTAGATTCGTCACCTATTTTAGATTGAACGATCACCGAATGTGGGAGTGTGGTGTGAACAAAGATGAAGTTTTTAAACAAGCTTGTGAAACATTTGGGGATAAAACAAAAGTCGAAATGAAATACATACCCGATATAACGAAATGGGTTATTTATGTTTATAATAATGCAGAATGCTCTGATACTCTTGTAAAGAGTTTTCAGGTTATAAAAGACGACAAAGAAATTTCAATATTTTCATTATCAGAAGTCACGACTTGGAAAGAAGAAGCAATTAAGGATATTGGCGGTGAAGATGCTTTCAACCAAGAATATGGATTGAGATTTGTTAACGCAACAAGATCCCTATTAAATGAAAGTTTGATTGAACGACTACTGACAAATAAGAAAAATTATGTTTGGCATGATTTAGAACAATTCAATAAAAGGTTGAAGTTTGCTTATACAGGATTACAGTGGATTGATGATGAGACTGTTTTTAATCCAGCCCTAAAAGAATCGTATAGAGGTGTCATGTCAATAGACATAGCAGAAGGATTGGGTCAGGACTATTCGGTTATTAATATTTTCAAAATAAGTCCAAAATCCGATGATATAATAGAATTAAATAAAAAGAAGTACACAAATATCGCCGATTTTTTCTGTTTAGAGCAAATAGCCATGTTTAGAAGTAACCTAGTTTCTGTTAAACAGTTATCTGAATTGTTTTATGTTTTGCTTTTTGAATATTTTAATTATGAGAATTTTAAGGTTGTTTTAGAGTTGAACAACTATGGAAATGAGTTTTTAGCTCACTTACCGAATACTTTTGAAGGGAACAACAATTACGGTTCTTCAGTTTTTTTCCGATATAAACATAGAGCAGATTCACCTGATGAAAAAATAGGATTAAAGGTTGGTGAGAATAAAAATATCTTTGTTAAAGAATATCAGGATGCTATGCAAAATAATAGTTTTATAATTTCGAATGAAGAGAATGTAAAAGAAATAACAACGTTTGTAAAACATATTACATCAGCTGGTAACATCAGATATGCTTCGGATATTGGACATGACGATACAGTTATGACATTGGTGGATTGTTCAACAGTCTTTTCGAAACATGATTATAGAGAAATGGTAGAATTATATGCAGAAAAAATTATACCTAAAGAAAAATTAAATTATTGGTATTCGATTCTAAAAGAGTTAGATTATGCGGAAATTGTTGACTATTCTACAATAATTAATATCAATAAGCAAAAAAGATTCCGGGAACAATTAGAAAACTCCAGAACAAAAATTTATGGAAATAGTGGAAATTGGTTTGGAAAATAAATATATAGATTTATGGAAATATTAACATTTAAAAAATTCAATGAAGGTTTATGGAATGATGTGAAAAACTTCTTTTTTCGTGGAGGATCATCGGAACCAAAAACAGAATATGCAAAGGATTTGAAAGATTACAACCTTTCTTTACATCCATCTTCTGATCAACAAAGTATGACTGTCAAACATACTAAATGGACAAAATTGAAATCTGAAACTAAGGTAGTTGCTGAAATCAATATAAATACGACACTTAAAACTAATTATCCTGTTTGGGATTTATATGTTTATTTTTACGAAAGTGAATTACCTAAGGAAAAAAATTATAAACTTCCACAAGGATTTCCGAATCAAAATGAACAACCTTATGGAAGAGCTAAAGAAAGTTTCGCCTCCGAAACAGATAATGCTTTGAAGGTTTTTTTGGATTGGTGGAAGAATAATACTAATTCAGGTAGAGCAAAAAATCCAAGATATAAAGTCAAGTTTTAAGCAAGTTCCATTGTGACCGTCAATCCTGCGGATTTCAATTTTTCATATGCCTTCTGTACTTTTTCTTGACTACCTCTTTTAACATCACATTTGCCTGTGTAGTGAACAATAAATGCACATTGTGAAGCTTGTTCTTGTTCATGACCACAAAATTTTACAAGACACTCGATAACCCACTCAAAAGTATTATATGTGTCATTGTGAAGAATAAGAATGTAGGGGTTTGATAATTTTTCTTCTAACTGTGAAGAGACTTCTTCTTTATAGATTGTTGACATAATTAAAATATTTGTTTTTGAAGGTTTACATTATATATTTTTATTTTGAACGTTTGTTTTTCTGCCCAAAGGCAGAACTTTTCGAGATGTTCTTCTCTGTCGTCATACATAATAAATTCATCAGCATCGGAATTTTCTGAAATTATTTTCTCGAATAATTTGGTTTTGAAATAAAATGTCTCACCTCCAGTATTAGTGAAGAGATCGTCATATCCAAAAGTTTTTGGCTTTTCTCTTTTAAAGATATTATTTAACTCTAAAACTTTTTTTACTTCGTTTTCTAATTTTTTTATTCTACCAGTTGCTATGAATACATAATTATCTTCTGAGGTGGACTTTCTAAACTCATCAATCACCCAAGGATTGTGCTCTGGTTTGAAGATGTTTGTGTCTAATGATTCTGGATGTGACCACCATCCTTTGTGTGGATATTTTTGACCTGTCACATGTGACCAGGTTTTTTTTCCTTCTTCTTCGAGTGGTGTCATGATAAGAGTACCATCGAAATCAAAACTTATTAATTTTTTTGACATAAAAGTTTAGATATATTTTCAAGTTGTCTATATATAATAAAATATTTTGAAAATAAGTTTCCAAAAATTAAATTATTTATGAAAATCGATATAAAAATAATAGTTATAATCGCTCTCAGTCTACTCACAATTCTTTTTGTTTTTTTGTGGTGGAGAGGAGGTAATGATTTCCTTGAAAAAGAAAACCGTAGATTGAATACTGAAATAAAAAAGATTCAGGAACAGAGAGATTCTTTACAAGTTGAGAGAAAAATTCTTGAAGCCGAATATAAAACTATACAAGAAAGAATAAAAGATAAAGAAAGATTTATTAACAGTTTAAGTGTAACAATTGAACAATATAGAATAAGTTTAAAAAACACACAAGAGGATTTAGATAGGGAAAGAAAAAAATTATCTGAGATAGATAAAGAAATCGAAAAAATAAAAAAATATCCTTTCGATAGAAAAGGAGAACAATTATTTAATTCACTAAAAGACAAAATCAAATAAATTATGAAAAAAATTATTTTAACATTTATTGTTTCATTAATATCTTTATTTGCATTCTCACAAGATTCAACAAATAGAGACTCTCTTAAATTCCCCAGTTGGTTTGTGGTTGAAGGTGATACTATGGGTATTATATTCAGTTTAGAACAAGCACAAAAAATTGATAATGATTTAGAAATGAAAGCTCTTCTAGAAAAAAAGGGATATGCTTGTGACTCAACTCTTTCTAAATTTATCAAATTGGTTGATGAAAAGACAGCATTTATATCATCTTTAGATTTAAAAATTAAAAGCTTACAGGATCTGCTAAAGGATAAAGACTTATCAATAGATAATTTGAACTCAAGAATATCCAATTTAAATTTAGATGTGATTTTTTCGAATCAACAATTAACAAGAAAAGATGGTATTATACAAAATAAAGATGTTCAAATTAATACACTAAAAGTTCAAAGGGCTTGGGCGATAGGTGGTGGTGTCAGTGCTCTGCTCGGAGGAATTTTGATTGGAGTTTTATTAATTCCATAAAATGTGTGAAAAATGAAGTTTGGAATTAAATATATATACTTATATAAAAAAAATTTTAACAATTATATGAAACACATTAGAAAATTCGAATCATTTCAGAATAAATTGAGAAGACAAGATATTATCAAGGAATCAGTAATTCAAGTTGATGATCTTTATAAAGTAAGAACAACAGTTGATATTCCTCAATCTCTTATTAATGCTTATGTTAAAAAAGTTAAAGAGAATTCTGGTAAAAATCTTAGACAATATTTCGGTGATGTAGATATCGCTGAAGAAATTGTAAAATATCTTACCGTGTCTGGTTTAGATGTTGAGAAGATTCCAGGTAATGCAATCTTAGGTGGTCCTCAGGCACAGACTCAACAAGGTCAAATTCAACAAGGTCAGGCTCAAACTGGTCAAGAAGATGAAGATGACTATGAAGATGTTCAGCAAGGTCAAGCTCAGCAAGGACAATCTCAGCAAGGACAAGGTCAACAAGGTCAAAGTCAGCAAGGTCAAAGTCAGCAAGGACAGGCTCAACAAGGTCAAAGTCAGCAAGGACAGGCTCAACAAGGTCAAAGTCAACAAAAAGCTCAACAAAGTCAAAGTCAACAAGGACAAGGTCAACAAAAAGCTCAACAAAGTCAAAGTCAACAAGGACAAGGTCAACAAAAAGCTCAACAAAGTCAAAGTCAACAAGGACAAGGTCAACAAAAAGCTCAACAAAGTCAAAGTCA